CAAGCATCCTAGGACGGGTCAACCTAAGTTGACGATTGGTAGTTAATTACTAGGTGTGACTGTCCACAGTGGATAGTGATTTTGATAGTGTGCCTGTATCTCACTGGGGCGAAAAATCGAAGATCATCACTGGATATTTTTGAAAAAAATAATTATCGTGACGCTGCGTGATTTAGTTACAGAGCGTGATTTAATTACACAGAGTTAACTGTGCCCATAATTAATTCCTATTCATTTATATGTTGCCCCGAAAGAATTAATTAGTGTAGCTCAGTGTGCGAAGTGACAGCACTTTGCTATTGCTCTATCATCGAACCGAGCAATCTGCAATAACAAACCGCTATCACTTCGCACACCGGTCTACACTAACTCATTACTACGCCAATGAATCCATTACCCTCAGCGCGTCGTACCACTCTTACCGGGTAATCACATACATCAGTAACAGCAGCAATGAATGACTCATAGAATCGTGATGCACTCATAACATGGAAACCATTATGCAACTTCCCTCATAGGGGCTCCATACGTCCTACAAATACCAGGAGCCTACCGAGCTACCCCTCTACCATGCTGAGCCCTCAGCGTTTACTACAGCCCCATTAAATGGGCATAGAAAAACCCCCTCCGTAGAGGGGGCTCTCTGTGGAGCTATGAGGCGTAGCGCTTCATGAATTCCTTTATGCTCACACGCTCTGCCTTGCACTCGTTGTGCTGCTTGGCTGCCTCGATACCGTGTGCGACCATTGCTGCGTCGATGCTGTAAGCCTCATCGCAAAGCTCCTTGATGTCTACCTGAGTGATGTTCATTTCCTGTCTCCTTCTCTCCGTTGCTTGCAAGGTAAGCCTAGCAGAAAGAAGGCCCCCGTAGGGGCCATTCTCACTATTTGAATTATCGGGTTACTACGAGGCTGGCACTGTGGCGGATACCGCAGAGGGTGCCATTGGTCAGAACTACTGTGGTAGTGGTCTTGTAAGCCTTCTTAATGCTTTTGACGGTTACGATCTTGGTCCCTTGCTGGAAAGTGTCGCCTACCTGAATTTCATTTCCCTTGATTTTGATGTTCATTGCTAGCTCCCTCTGTGGCCTCTCTTGCTTACAACTAAATACTAGCATGCCTACCGGCACAATGGGGGATCTTGACCCTAACTAATTCAATTCTTTTTTACCATGATCATGATCATGATCAACCATCCTAGGATGCTGCGACTAACCAGTCTAATTAGCTTCCTAGGACGCTTCCCTATACCCTTGCTACCAAAGGAAATCAACTATCAGACCCCCTATGCCATACTGCCTGATCATGAGGATTGAGGCAGAGGATGAGCGCGCCCTGATAGCGGATGTTGCCACTCGTGCGGGTACAGCCAAGGAGATAGCCAAGTGGTATGGCGTAACGATTGCAGAGCTTAAGCAATGGGTTGCTGAGCACAGGACAGAGCTTGAGGCTTATCGGGAAGGCTTGCTAGACCGGCCAGAGAGTGAACCTGAGCCCTCAGCAGAGCTAGACCCCACCCAGCTAGCGGACCTGTGGATTACCAACAAGTTTGAGCGCCTGAGGCGGCTACAGCTCTTGGCGGAACTGCAATATAAGCAGTGTGAATCAGGAAAGTTGGTAGGCGCTGAGCTAGCCACAGGTCTTAGGGAGTTTCGCAGCTACCTCGCTCTAGCGGCTAATGAGCTAGGCCAGTTGCTGCACCGTGGCTCAGGGGAGAGTGCCGATGGTGAAACCCTTGAGGTCGAAATCAAAGGCGTAGATATGAATGCGTTGAGGTAGAGATGGCACAGACAAAGGAAAGGCCCAAGCGTGTACTCACACACAGCTATGAGCCAAGGGGAGGCTGCAAGGAGGTATTTGAATCGCAAGCTGAGGAAGTTTTGGTTAGTGGCCCGGCTGGAACGGGAAAGAGTCGTGCCTGCCTCGAAAAGATTTACACCGTATGCATGCTCACGCCTAATGTGCGTGCCCTCATCCTGCGTAAAACGCTGCGCTCTCTTGCAAGTTCAGCACTTGTCACTTGGCGAAACTTTGTAGCCAAAGAGGCAATTGCCACAGGGCAAATTGTGTACTACGGCGGTAGCTCATCAGAGGCTGCACAGTACAGGTTCAAGAATGGAAGCTCAGTAACCATTGGTGGCCTTGACAATGTCGCACGCGTTATGTCAACCGAATACGACATTGTATATGTGCAGGAAGCAACAGAGATCACGCTAGAAGATCTTGAGCACATCAAGACTCGATTGCGTAACTGGCAGATTTCATTCCAACAATTGATCATGGACTGCAACCCGGCAGGGGATAAGCACTGGCTCAAGCTGCGTTGCAGTGAGGGTAAGTGCAAACTCATTGAATCACGACATGAGGATAACCCTCGCCTGTTCAATCTAGACGGCACCATGACCGAGTATGGCGCTAAATACATGGCCATTCTCGATGGGCTTACAGGGGTACGCCGCAAGCGGCTTAGGTTTGGCTTGTGGGTAAGCGCTGAGGGCATCGTGTATGACGAATGGGACCCTGCCTATCACATACTCAACTGGGAGCTTGATGCGGAAGGCAACCGCATACCTCTGCCAGATGAGTGGGATCGCTATTGGGGAATTGACTTTGGCTACAAACACCCCTTCGTATTGAAATGTTATGCCATTGGTGATGATGGTGAGGTGTACATGTACCGGGAAATCCATATGACCGGTCGCACCGTAGCTGAGCATGCGGCACAGATCATGTCGCTTGTCACCAAGACAGTTACAAGGGAATGGTACGACCATTTCAATAGAACGACACGCACCGTGGAAGAGGTTGTGTGGACTGAGCCTGAGCCTGTAGCAATCATTTGCGACCACGACGCAGAGGACCGAGCAACGTTCTCACGTGAAACAGGTCTAGGTACCACAGCGGCTTACAAGGCTGTAACAGTAGGCATAGATCTACATAAGGAACGCCTCAAGATTGATCCTGCTACTGGGCTTGCTCGGTTCTACTACATGGCGGATGCCTTGGTAGAGCTAGACCTGCAAGCTAAGGAAGCTCTTATGCCAACTGACTCTGTGGCTGAGTATGCAAGCTATGTATGGGAGATTGCTCCCGATGGGCGCACGCGGGACAAGCCTGTCAAGAAAGATGATGATGGCATGGACACCGATCGATATATCACCGCATACCTTGATTATCAAGGCAGTCCACGTGTGACCGTACTTGAATCGCTTATGCCGTAACACTGTCCACAATGGAGGATGAGGAATGACAACCATCGATAGCTCACTCTCAAGCATCATTGCACTGAAGCTAGCTAGGCGAGCCAGTAAGCGTAGGGATGCTGCAATGACCCGCGTGTCCACAGTTGCAATGCTTTCTCTCGTAAGGCTTGTGCTCCATGTCGCCGGATTTTCGAGCTTGACATATGCGGCCTTTACGTGGGATAAGATCGCTGGCTTCATTGTTGCGGGAATTTGCTGCTTTGTGTTTTCAACGCTATTCACGGCACGGCAGCCTGAACCCGATAACCGTCGATAAATGGGAGTGTCCACAGTGGAGGATCTTTTTAGCGCCATCGGCAAGGGGCTACGCCGTGTGCGCAATGACGCTCCCGTGCCCTATGTCGGTACACGCAGCAATGCAGCGTTCGGCGGTATCTTTGGCAGTCCGGATATCCCTGACGCTGAGCGAGCGTTCGACGCGTTCGGTTCAGTCGGCACGCTGTTCGCCATTGTGAGCCAGATTGGTAACGCGTTTGCCTCAGTGCCCTGGCACCTCTACAAGCGCACATCGGTACGTGACCAGTCACGGCGCACAGAAGTTCTCAACAGTGGCTTCATGTACGTGTGGGATAAACCAAATGAATTCATGACCGGTAGGCGATTCCGTGAGGCGACACAGCAACACCTAGATTTGGTGGGTGAGTGTTGCATTGTGCTCAATATCGTAGGCAACATCGTATTGGAAATGTGGCCGGTACGCCCCGATCGTATCGAGCCCATCAAGCACCCGACCAAATTCCTTACAGGGTATGTGTATCACGGTCCTGAGGGTGAGGAAGTTCCGCTTGGCAAAGACCAAGTGATTCGCATCATGTACCCGAACCCGCGTGATCCATATCGCGGTATGGGGCCAGTGCAAGCAGTGCTAGCGGATATCGATGCAGCCCGATACAGCGCTGAGTGGAATAGGAATTTCTTCATCAATGGTGCACGCCCGGGTGGCATCATTGAGGTTGACCGCAAGATGTCTGACAAGGAGTTTATTGAATTCCAATCGCGGTGGCGCCAACAGCACCAAGGGGTTGCTAACGCCCACAGGGTTGCGGTGCTTGAGAATGCGAAGTGGAAAGACGTTTCATTCTCCATGACTGATATGCAGTTCGCGGAACTGCGTGATCTGTCAAGGGAACTGATTCGTGAAGCGTTTGCATTCCCTAAGCCAATGCTTGGCACAGTCGATGATGTCAACCGCGCTAATGCTGAGGCGGGCAAGGAGATCATGGCTGAGGGCCAGACAATCCCTAGGCTCAACAGATGGAAGGATGAAATCAATACCTTCCTCCTACCGCGATTCGCTAATGGTTCGACGTTGGTAATTGACTATGAGGACCCAACGCCAATCAACAATGAGCTTGCAAACGCTATCCGGAATAGTAAGACGACTAGTGCAGCCAATCTAGTTAAGGCTGGCTATCACCCGGATGATGTGGCGGAAGCTATGGAGCTTCCCGCTATGCAATGGGTGGGCATTCCTGCCGCACCTACGCCAGCACCAAAGGAGGAAGGTACGGACGCCAACGGTAGTGCAATCACGGGTCGTAGGAAGCCTCTTATTGGAGTATTGGAAAGGGGGTGGAGTGAGTGACACAGCACCCAAACGTAACTAGTCTTTTGCGTTACTTTGAGTATGATCATCTACCTGAGCGCTTGCAAGCTGTAGCCGCAAACTGCCATGCACTGGCGCATGATATGGCTTCAAAGCTTGATGGCGTTGAACTTACGGCAGGCTTACGTAAATTGCTTGAGGCTAAAGACTGCTTCGTGCGTGCTGCTCTTGACGCTAGGGAGGTGAAAACGGAATGAACCCTAGACACGGAATCATGGCGCTTGAGCGGCAGAGGATGCGACTCATTGATCGGCTGATGAACATCGACAGTGAGCTAGCTACCAAGATTGCAAACGTTCGATTGCCTTGGTACACGGTGCGTAATGCGGTAGATGCGGATACCACAGAGATTCTAATCTACGAAGAGATTGGATTTTGGGGTATTGCTGCCGATGAATTCGTCGCTGAGCTGAATAAGATTTCTACCAAGAACATCAAGCTCAGGTTGAATTCACCGGGTGGCGGTGTATTCGATTCCATTGCGATTTACAACGCACTTGTAGCACACGATGCGAATGTGCATGTGCAGGTTGATGCGCTTGCGGCTAGTGGTGCATCGATCATCGCTATGTCGGGTGACACCATTACGATGATGGTGGGCTCACAGATGATGATTCACGATGCGCTTGGAATTGAAATTGGGAACGCTAAAGCCATGCGGGAAATGGCTAAGTTCCTTGATGCGCAGAGTAACAACATTGCCACGGTGTACGCCGCTAAGGCAGGGGGAGACACCAAAGACTGGCGCGCCCTCATGCTGGCGGAAACATGGCTCATGGCTGAGGAAGCTGTGGACGCTGGCCTAGCTGATGAGGTGTATTCGCGCCCTGAGCCTGCCAGTGAGGATGACACGCCGGAAGAGACAGACCCACCCGAGGAAGAGCCTGAGGATGAGACTGAACCTGATGGTGATGAGCCAGAGGAAGGAGAGGAAGAGCCTGAGGATGATGAGGAAGAATCAATTGATGACATGATTGACAACCTCATGAAGATTCCCCATGATCCCAAGAAACTCAAGAACCGTTATGGCTACAAGCATGGGAGTCGTAACACTGCCCCCGCACCAATGATCAGTCTCACTCATAAGAATTGGGTAGATGAATTGATCGATAACATGGAAGGAAAGTAGATGCCGATCAAGG